TCGATAAGTTGCCAGTAATCTTGCTCTAATTCACCTGGTATATGTTTTAAAAAGGATTGCATTTTTTGAGAATTAGTAAAAGTTGTTTCAAACTCACCGAGTTTAGATTTACTTTCAATTAATTCTTTTTCTCGAAGTTCAAGAAGTTTTTTATAATCTTCTTTTTCTTTCAGTTCAGTCTCAACTTTTTGTTTTAACTGAGCTTCAAGTGCTTCAAGTTTTTCTGCTACCTTTTTCTTCTCTCCTAAAACTTTAGAATAAGTTTCATAAGAAACTGTATCTTTAGGTTTAGTTTGAGTTTGGTTTTCAGTTTGGTCACTGACCTGCTGATTCGCACCACTGGTGCTTTGAGTTGATTCACTCATATTTTCCACTTCCTTATGTAATTAATCAAGCTTCATTGCTTAATTATTTTAAAAGCTTCCGAATTAAATCTCTTAATATTTTTCTAATCGCATTTTGCTCGCTTGTCGATAGATTAAAAAACTCTCGCTTAGGTATTTTAGGATTCAAACCTTGATCATGAATTTCAGCAAGTTCCCTATTTGTTAAACCACCCTCATGAGATTTATTATTAATTAGAATCTCACCCACACCGTCACCCTTTGATCGTCCATAAATTCCATCAAGCATCTTGCCGCTTTGTGTTAAATTTGATTTACCTGGACTAGTTAAACTACTTAAATCTTTTTTCTTTCTTTGTTTCACGGTTGATTTAGCAAGCTTAGTTAACTTCGTTTGATTACCATTAGGATCCACGCCCTTCCCTAGGCGTGTTCGTTTCTTAATCAACTCGGCACCTTCCTTGGCTAAAACTTCCATATTCTGACGCTTCTGAATTTTTTTAATAGTATTCTCTAAATTAATTTTAATTCCTGCTAAATCTTTTTTTAATTTATCAAATTCAATTCCCATTACACACTCAATATTTTTTTAGCTCGATTTTTAGCCTCTTCAATTTCATCTAGAGGATATTTATCTAAGATTTTATTTAATTCTTTTTCTGTAATCCCTAAAAATGGTCTAGCGTGCTTTGGATTAGCTTTAGGTTGACCATAACTACCAATCTGATTCCCTTCAACCTTCCCAGCATTAGAATCATCTAACCCATAACCAATCACTAAAGTGTTATCATCTGATTTCTTTTTCAAATATCGCATAGAATTAAGCATATCTGACGATAAGGTTAAATCAGGTATTTGCCCTTTTTTCTTTCCTGCTATTTTAAAATCAAGGCTTTTTTCGTAGGTTTTAGAGTATTTTTTAAAATCTCGACCACTAGCTGACACGCCTTTTTGAGTTCGATCAATGACATGATCAATAATTTCTTGAGCGATAGCTTGCCTGACCCTTGGCGTATAACCATCAGGTAATTCAACAATAAACTGTATATTTTTCTCTTTAACGCCCATTACTCTTCAATTAATACTTCGTTTCCTGTTTCAATCTCTTTTAACATCTCACCGGCTAGTTCTTGATCAACATTATGTATTTTCATAATCGCTTTTTTACGAGTTGTTAAACCATTTTGAAGTAATTTAATTTGATTATCAATAACACTTTGAGTTGATTCCATAACTTCTGGTTCTTTAAACTCAACCTCAACTGAGGTGCCTAGATCAAATTCAGCTTTATTTTGAAAGCCTGGCATTCTAACCCAAATAGGGATCATGTTTTCAATGAGCAGTTTCCAGAGTTTTTCTTCAGCCTCTTCAAAGACTTCAATTTGTTGAGCACGTGATTCATTTACATCTAATTCATCAAGCATTTTAGAAATACCTGACGCATTTTTTTGAAGTGCGCCCATCTCACCTGTTTTAATTCCACGAGTATTAAACCAAGCTGACATGACTTCAAATATATAATTCATCACCGCTTCAATATCAGCCTCTGGTTTTAATGTCCCAATTGAAGGGGTTTTATCCGAGGTAGGATCAGACTTGAATGATAAGAATGTATTAGGTGAAAACGAAATATTATCAGCATTAATATCGATTCCATAGAGCACTGAGAAGGTCTGAAACATGATTGAGAAATTAAGGTCGCTTAGGAGTATTGGAAATAATTTCACCATGCTTAATAAATCTGTATCAGGTCTAGGCATTAATTCATTTTTTGAATAGTTCACGTAAACCATTGGAATTTTACCGAAAGGGTTAACCCCTTCAGGGTTATTTAAGCTCATCATGATCTCATCAATCACTTGACCTTGATCATTAACAGCTAAAAATTCTTGATCAGTATACAAATAAAAATAATGTTTATTATTATACTTACCCATGCATTTCACATAATGAGTGACACGCATTGGATCGGTTGGGTCATTTGATTTAACCACGAATGAAGTTGAAGGAATCACTCTTAGTTTAGGGAATCCAAACGCATCGACATAAGGCTCTAAAGCTGAATTCTTATACATGTTATAAGATTCATTCCATTGAGTACCCTTCATATCTATTGATAATTGCTCTAGATACCACCCAAAAAGCTCGATATTTTTTGTTGAAGGTTCATTTAATTCACGGATAACACCTTGCTGATAAATCTTTGAAAGCTTGTCTACTAATTTTCTAAGTACATTGATGGGTGATACTCGATGTTGTATAGCATTGTAAGAATTAGCTGATAATTGTTTTTGTAAATCATGTAGAATGTATTTAAGTAAATCACCCTCATAAATTTCGAATAACTTTTTATTATGTTCTAATGTATTCGAATAAGAGTAATAATATTCAACTAAACCTTTTGCCTCATCCCTAAGTGCCATCATATCTCCTTACATGTTCATTATTTGAGTTTGTTTTCTTTCGATAATTGGAAACTCTAAATCAATCATGTTTTTCATTCCATCAAGCCAGTGTGTGCGGTCATTGTTTGATTTATCTAAATCTAATCCGCTTTCTTTTAATGTAACTTGTTCTAGATCACTAATCAAATGCGTACAACTTGGATCAATAATTATTTTATTTTTATCTAACAAGTTATTCATTGCGTTAAGACAGGCTCTAACTGAAGGGATTGACCTTTTAAATCGAATGTCATTAAATCCGTATTGTTTTAGAATCTGAATGTCTGTAACGGTTGATTTGGATGAGCGTGAGTTACCGGCTGGATCTGGATAAATAACAATATCAGTTCCCACTTTTTGTTTAATATATTCTGCTAGTTCATATGTGTTTGATGATTTTATTTTAACATCATGGAACGCACTAATTAATACCTCATCAATTGGGTGTCGATTCCAGAAAACGGCACTCATATTGTCTACGTTAAAGTCTATTGAAACCCATGTTTTAAATTCTTTTTGATATTGAACAGGTTTTAAATGTTTATACCTATCAAATGACCATGCAGCCCGACGACCAGTTAGGTTCACAAAATGACCGTCAATGAATTGTTTAATCATCATTTCATCATAAGAAGCCTCTAGATTTTTAATGTAATCATCAGCTAGATAAATATTTTCTCTAGAGTTACCAAAAATTAAATCAGTGTCATCACGTGGTTTTTGAATAAAATAATCATAAACCCAGTTAAATGATTCAGGTGTACCACTCATTGCTACTTGTAATAGTTTAGCATCTTTAATTCTGACACGCGCTAACGCTGCATCGAAGGAATGTTTATCTATTAGAGTTACTTCGTTAATCAGCATAAATGCTAAGTTAGAACCACGAATCGATCGGCCTTCATCCTCTGCATGATAAACATAAATAATCGAGTCAGTTAAAGGAAAATGAAAGATTGCATCTGTTTTATTATAGTCATATTCGATATTATTTTTCTCGCATATTTCTCTAATCGTAGGTAATACATCCTTTTTAAACATTTTAAGGTTAGGAACTAAAAACCCACCTGGTAACTTTTTATTTTCATCCATTAAATAAAACATTTTCATTACAAGTGAATGCGTCTTTCCACAATTGTGATGCACAATACCATTGTGAATGTAATTATTTGTTTTTAGAACATGTATATCAAAAACCTCTCTTGATTCAATTTCTTCTATTTTGTGAATCGTGGTTATGGTATTGGTCAAACATGAATTTTCGTGGAAAATTGAGAGAGAATTTAGATTTAATTCGACCATTTTGTGATGGGAATACATCTTCAAAAGAAATTGCAGCAAAGTTAAATCTTTCAGTGAAATACGTTCAGGCTGTAATGAAGCGTTTCGATCTTCCAAGACTTCCTCAATATTGGCCATCTGGTAAAAGAAATGGTTCTTATAAGACTGGAGAACGGATAAGCAGAGATGGTTATATTCTTGTGTCAGCTCCGAAAGATCATCCATATGCTCGAAAACGTAAGAATCGAAAATGTAAGATGATCTTAAAACATCGTTTAGTAATGGAGCAAGTTTTAAACAGATACCTTTTACCTTCTGAAGTTGTTGATCATATCGATGGAGACAAGACGAATAACGATCCATCAAATCTTCGTGTTTTTTCATCCAATAAAGAACATCTTCGAGAGACTCTAAGTGGGAAGATTCCGAATTGGTCAAAAGAGGGTTATCTAAATATGAGCCAAAATAAGGAACTTGTAAGTTTAGGGCTTGTGAAGCGAGTTGATACTTATAAAGATAAGTTAAAATCCGGTGATCTTCGGAAACAATCATTGAACCGAATTCGTGATAAATCTTATAACATTTCTTAACCCCCATAGATTTAGATGGACTAGCTATTGACCATACTATCTTTCCATCATCAAAAGACTTTACTAGAGTAGATTTTTCTATTTTCTCAATAGGTATTTTACCATCAATTGTATCGATTAAACTACCGGCTGGTAAGCATCCATAACCACCCGAGAGATACACCTTTGGTTTTCTTGAGAAATGGAATCGCCTTTGATAATCTAACGGCGCATATTGAATGTAATTAATCTTTTTTTGGCTCAAGGAATTTAAAGCCCGTCAATTCATCAAATTGTTTTTCATCCATCTTTTTGGTTTCTTCAACTTTATCAGCCCATTTGAATTTATTCTTGGTAAGCCACACGAAAAATCCTAAATGAATATTTTCTTTTCCTTGCATGGCATTCATTCCGCGCTCCATGTACCAAGCCTCGGCTAATAGTTGACCTTTTTTTACTGCGTCGGAAAATTCTTTATGTTTATTAGACCAATCATGAATTGTATCTCTACAAATATCCCAGCTCGCTGCGATTTGAAAAAGATGTTTACCAGTTTTAGATTGTTCAATGAAATCTTGAGGATGAAAACTAGAGTTATATTTAGGGGGTCGCCCACTTTTATTTTTATTCGAGTTAGCCACTGGCTTTCTTTCTAACCCTCACTGAGAGTTATTAATAAATCATAACATTTTTAATTATTTTGCAATAGTTTTAGAACTTCTTTGATATCGCGTTCGATTTCTTTTAAGTCTTTTTCTAGTCTTTGCTGTGATTCTTTGAGTGATTCAATTGTATTATTAAACAAGGCTTGCGAAACAAATTCATGCCGCATTGCCTCAATTTCTTTAGAAATGTCTTGGATTTTTTCTTTATGCTGGGTGGTTTGGTTGTAGTAGGATCCCCAAGTGATTGCAAAGGCCACGATGGTAAAGATATTTTCAATCGAGATGTTCACATTCATAATTTTAAAATAGATTAAATTTTTTTACTCGTTTAATTTTTACTAAACTGGTTTAATCCGTTTTCTGTCATTTGAGATGTGCTCGATGCGATAATTCTTTGGAGCTGATATACCTAGCTTAACTTGTTTACCATGCGGGCGAACAATGATTTTAATGTGATTATTTAGGGTCACTAAATCATCTTCTTTCATTGTAATGATGCAATATCCTTGCCCTTTAGTTTCATCTTGATCTCGTGAAATAGGTTCTCTGCTTTCCTGCAATGTGTTTTTTCTATCATCACTGTTACGCATTCTTTTTTATCCTCCTGAATTTCTAGTTTCTCAGCATACACCGACCAGAATATTTTATCATCCACTTGAAATATCTCAGCAAGTCCATCGTGTAGTGCTTTAATTCTATTTGATGTGTCTAGTTTTTTTGCTTCACCTGATTTTGTATAAAGTCTTGATTTATGAAAACAAAAATAAGCTTGAATAAAAATAACAGGTAATGTACCTGGTTCTTCATTCTCAGTCAGGTAGTGGTAGACTTCACGGATTGCTTCTTTGTTCATATATTCCCAAGCCTTGAGTGCAGTTTTATAATCTTTCAACTCTTTACTTGGCGCATATCGCTGTTTCCCTTTTACTTTAATAATCTTATAAATTGCGTTTGAAGAAGGTGGGATTGGTAAGTCGTATAATATAACCATGTTTGGGATCATAACCAAATCTTGATAATTGTCATTCAATAATTGTTATTGATTAATTTTAAACTACTGAGACAATTTTTAATTAATGGATTTTAAAAAACCATTTTTATTGATAAGTGATTTGCAAATTCCTTTCGAAGCAAAGAACGCATTACAATTCTGTTCATATGTAAAAAAACATTATAAAATACCGGATGAAAATGTATTAAATTGTGGTGATGAAACAGATCAATGCAACGCGTCAATGTATCCTAAAGATCCTGAAGCCGAACATACTCATAATTCAGAGATACAAACAACGAGAGAAAAATTAAAAGAATGGTATGCAGTTTTTCCTAAAATGAAAATAGCAGAATCAAACCATATGATGAGGTGGATTAAAAAAGCTGCTAATGCTGATATACCTGAACAATTATTAAGACCCTATCGTGAACTTTATCATATGCCTGATGGATGGATTCATCAAAAAGAATGGGTTATTGAAACGAAGCACAGATTTAAAATAAAACATGGTGTTGATCTATCTGGTAAAACTCCTTATAGAAAATGCGTTGAGTTGAGTAATATATCAACCGCGTTTGGACATCTTCATTCTAGTGCAGGAATTTGTTTTTTAAAAACAGAAGAAAAAAGTATTTGGTCAATGAACACAGGGTGTTTAATTGATATAAATAAATATGCTTTTAAATATGAACGTAATAATATTTTTAAACCAAATTTAACAATAGGTTTAGTTTTTAATGAAGGGTCTATGCCTGTTTTATTGCCTTATGAATAAAACCCAAAGATTTTCCTAGTTGTATACTACTAACTTGCGCTTGCGTAATATTGTATTTTTTTGCAATTTCTTTTTGATACATTAATCCTCTTAATTTTATTATTTCTTCTATTTGTTTACTATTTAATTTATTTTTAATATTATTTTCTCCAGTCATTCTTTTTTTTGCAGATTCTCTGGTTTTTTCACATTGTCCGTTTTTCCAAGCCAATTGATTGTTTAATTTTTTTGTAACCCATTCTAAATTTTCTGATCGATTATCTAATTTATTTCCATTGATATGGTTTACGGTCATTTTTTTGTTTTTTGGAATCCCATGGAATGTTTTACAAATTATTCTGTGAATCATCTCGCTTTTTTTATTCCCAAAAACAACATTATGGTAACCAGAACCACAAATTTTTTTATCAAACTTCAATATATGATTTGTTTTTTTATTTCTGACCCTACCCATATCACTAGCTTGATATTTATTTTCGTATCCTGGAATATCTTTCCATATTTCTTTATTCATTTTAAAATATCCATATGATAAGTGACACTGAACTCTACCTAGTAATGGCTATATTTTTAATTCTTTATTTAATTCTATTAGAAAATCTTTAAGATCCATTAAACTCATAAATTGTAACACCCTGTTCTGGGTTACTTATTTTTACTATTTCAGGATTATAACTTTTGTGATGTGTGATTTCATCATCCCAGCCTTGTACTAATTCTGATTTCATTTTTTTAATACAAAGAACAGGGTCAAATTCTTCAGTGTCTTTTCTTCTGATGTGAGACATCTCTAAATGTTCTTCAATAAATTTAATTGTAAACTCGCTTACATCTAATAGTTCATTAGGATATAAGTTTGAAAACAAATCATGAGTTGATAAATATCCAGCTAATTGTTGAATAGCTTCATTTCTAGTCATATTTATTTATTATTTTATTAAAATTAATTAGTAAACAAAAAAGGGCGGGCGTGATGGGATTTGAACCCATGATCGAATTGCCCTATCTAGAATAGTATTCTGCTTTAAGCCGCTAAGCTACACGCCCTATTTTTCAAAGTAGTCGTAACCTTCTTTTTTATACTTACTACTAAGCTTGATTCTTTTTTCTTTTAATATTTCTTTAGACTCTAAACAAAAACACTGTTTTAGTTTTTCGGAGTATAGCCCATTATCAAATCCATCTTTTAAACAGAGTTGCTGACAGACTTTAGTATTAACTTCGAAAATGGTTAGGCAAAAAAAAAGGCTAACGGCAATCTTTACCGAATAGCCTTTTAGAGAGGATCGTAATGAATGTTTATTTTGTACATTCATTTTTTTTGTTGTTCAACTGTTTTTCTTTATTTGGGTAAATATAAACTTTCTTTACTTCTTGTTTATGTTCTTCGAAGAATGATTTATTTTCTACGATCTCATAAGTTGTGACGGCACTCGTAACCAAGAAAATAGCGACTAAGAAAATCATGATCCTATTTTATGATGAAAGCATTCTAAGCACAAGCCATCGTCATCTTCGTAATTAGTAATGATTTGTATTTCGTTTATTTCGCAACAAGGGCAATAATCCATGAGCCCTATTTTAATTTTTGAATTGATTTTATTTAATTTATTTTAGATAGCCCGCCGAGTAGAGGTAAAAAATCACAAGGATTAGAATGATGAGTCCAATAACACATGCGCAAAAAGCAACTATTTCGAAATAGAAAAGAAACTTTTCAAAGTGCCGTTTAAATATCAAGCTTAGGTGTGTTCTCATCGATGATTTCATAAAACTTCTTTTTCACGCTTTCTAGTAGTTGATAATTTTCGTCACTAAGGTTATCAGAATTATACTTAAGCTCACCGCGTAAATACATAGCAAATTCATTGATGATTGAAGCATACTTTGACGCATTGAGTGCATGATTAAGTTCAACTTCTTCGTCTGGTAGTTTAAAACTGATTGTATGCCTCATTGTAAAATCAATTCTCCCGCTCTAGGATTGCTTGTATCGAAAAGTAGCATCATCAAAATAGAATCGCACACCAATGGTACTAAAAATATTTTTAAAGTCTCCAGACATCGTTTTTCCGATATTCTCATTTTTTTGAATTTCCCCCGGTTTTTAGTATTTTTATGACTCATTGTGTTTATTAATATGTATCATTTAACTCAATTAATATTATTATTACTCTGGTTTATAATCCGATTTCCAACCTTCAAAAAACCCAATTGTCTTCGCCGAATCACTTGGAAGTAATGAACTTGTTTTTTTAATCTCACGATAAGCTTCGATTAAGCGAATCTTTGTTTTTAGAAAAATAGCCCTTTGATTCCCTAAATGGAAACTATCCTTTGTTTTTTGAAATTCTAATTCAGCCTTTTCAAGTTCATCATTTGATTTTTGCCAAGGATCTTCAGAACCAAACTTCTCATAAAAAGCTACGCATCCAGGTTCATAGTTATCTGCGATTATTTCTTGAATCTCAGAAAATTTCAGATTCCTCATAGTATCCAGATCTAAAGATGAAATAGATTTTTTTACCGACATTTTGTCCTCTCTTTCTTAATTTACAAATTTTCATTTCTCGATATTGATAAGTTAAATTTTTATTTTTCATATCATCTTCACTTGGACGATTAAACAAAAATACATTGCTTGATTCTTGTACTGCGGTTGATGAACCTTTAATGTCAAACTCATCTTCTACTCGGCCATTTTGCGTTTTTCTAGGATGAACAACTAGGATAATATGAATGGGTATTTTTTTAGCCATCATGACAAACTTATGAATCGCCTCATCCATTTCAGCTAACTCAACTTGCTTTGAAACTGGTTTTAAAAAAAAGTTTAGATTATCTAAAATTGCCACTTCAATATGATGTTTTTCATATGCGTAACTTAATGTTTCAATCATTTCATTACAATCAACACGGTCTTCATATTTTGCGAACCAGACGTTATTTCGTTTAAGAAGTTCACCATATTTTTCAGTAAATTCGTTGATAATGTGAATCGGCACTTGATCCCCAGAATTGAAATCATATTGCATAAATGCCGAAGCAATTCGTCTAAAATAATCATTTCGTCCAGTCTCAACTGAGGCGATAAAATGAGGAACTCCTTCAATCATTAATCTCATCGAGAGATTCGCATTGAATTGCGTTTTGCCTGCGCCGGTTGGGGCTGAAATTAAAGTAATCTCATTTTTTCTAAGTCCGCCGGTTAATTCATTAAATTGATTAAAACTAAAAAGCTTAATACTTTTTTCTGGATTAACACATTCACCGAGTGATGATTTAGCTACATCCATTAAACTTAAAATTTTATTTTCCATTATTCATAATCTCTTTTATTTTTTTTTCTAAGTTTTTTTTATTTTCAATTAACTTCTGTTCATCACGTTCTAAAACTTTTTTTAAGGTATTTTCATTTTCTTTCGTAAGTAATTGACCGTAACTTCCTTCACTCACTTTGACGTGAGTATCAGGTTTAATAAAAAAATCAAAGTTAGCTTTCCAACCACTTTCATTTTTACCATTACAAAAATCGTTTTTAGAAATCGTGCGCGCAATCGAAGCCCAGTAGTCTGGGTCGGGTTGTTCTTTAAATCGCAATGCTGCTTTTTTATTTCGTTCAGAGTTTTTACTTTTCACCAAAGGAAGTGAACCGCAGTTCTCATTCCAAGCTTTAACGAGTATATCAATACCTGACTTAATTTGATTACTTTCCTCTAGGTGAGAATTAGAATTAATTTTATTTTCACACTCGTCATCGCCAGATGACATGTATGTATTGTTCGTTCGTTCGTTCGTTACGTTCGTTACGTTCGTAGAGCACATTTCCGTATCAGATGCGTAACATCCGCGTAACGTCCTAATCTCAATTACTTGTAATTTTTTAAGTTTTTTTAATGTCTGGTTAATCACCTGGCTTGAAATGCGGTACATTCTCTGGATGTTATCGTGGTTAATAAAAACTGTTCCATTATTGTTCTGATTACACGCCTCACATAGTAAAACAATAAAGCAATCTCTTTCGTCTGGTACATTTAATGTTGAGATTCTAGCATCTAAAAAAGTATCTTTATCAAATCTAAACCAAGTAATTTTATTAATATCTTTTCTGCCCTGATATTTTTCCCAATTTTTAAATTTAATATTCATTTTCCCCGCCTTTTATTGTTTACATTTAGATGGGGTTTTTATAGGATGTGCCCATCTAGTCTCGTTAACTTTTTTGAAATTCATACTCTATTGAGTAAATTTAATAAATAGAAAAATAGAGTATGAAATTGTAAATATTAAGACTATGATTCTTTAAATGAATGACGAAGAATTATCTATAGCCCTTTTAAAATACCGTGAAGCCTTCGAACTTTGGCGTAAATCTGATGAAAAATTCCGTGAGCAAGAATGGGTAGAATACTGTAAACGTCGCGATGAATATTTAAAAATATTACCGATTGATTATTGTAGAACTTTTTACCCCGCTGAAAAAATAGCTGAAAATAGGGATTATTTAATCAAAAATCAATATTGGTTAAATTAAAAAAGCCCCAATTTTTCAACCAGGGCTTTCTAATTGGGTTAATATTTATTTAGGAGTAAATACTATGCCCAAATCAATTCTACGTTAATAGTCTCAGCAGATTTAAATTGTATAGTTACATTTCCACCACAATGCCAACCTGTGTGTCTAGACCACGCCAAACACTCACTTAATTCTAATTCTTTTTTTGAAATTCCTAAACATTTGATTGTTTTTTCAATTAACATATTTTTAAAATCATAATCTTTGGAAGGTTCGACTTTCCAAGAAATAACGCCTCTATCAATTCCATTAATTTTTAAACTCATTTTTTTCATAATATTTACTCCTAAATAAAGAATACTAAAAATGTATACATTTGTAAATTGTGTCAGGCGTGACATGTGTCTACTTAACTTTTAAAAATAAAAGTTAGGTGGTTATTTTTTCTTTCAAGGATCGGTTATAGGCCGTTTTCTTTGCTCTAGGTGGGCATCTTTACATTTTAATTGAAATATGAGCTGCATTATAAATATAATAATTACGTATAGTTACACGTTTTTTGTCTTTCAACTTCCACTTTAAAAGCAATATATGTGATATAGCGTCAATTTAGGCTTGCTGTTCTTGTATACAATTGTATACTTCAATTTAAGGAGGTATGAATATGAGTGTCTATTTAGTGACAGATCAAATCGGACACGCAACTTATGTTATCGCTGAGTCGAAAGATACCGCGATGATTGAAGCGATTCAACTTGGTTGGTTTGATTTAGAAATAAAAGAAATCAGCGAAGAGTAACTACTTTTTCTTTTTAGCCTTCGCTTTTTTTGCAACTGATAATGCAATAGCGACGGATTGCTTCTGAGATTTTTTTTCTTTCATTAAATTTTTAATGTTTGAACTAATTGTTTTTTTACTGTATCTAGAGTTCGATGGCATTTAATATCCCTTGTATAAATTGTAATAAAATATCACTAATACCAAAGTATAGATTAAAAACACATAAATTTTGTTCTAGAAAGTGTAATTGGGATTATTATAATAAAAATTCAAAAATAGCTGTTTATTGTCATATCTGCAAAAAAGAATTTTCTGTTATTTCATGTCGACAAAAAACCGCTAAATATTGCTCAAGAAAATGTTATTACAAAGGTCGAAAAAATAAAGGATCAATTAATTTAAAATGTGAATATTGTAATAATTTATTTAAAACATCCCCTAGTAAACATAAAAAATTTTGTTCAGTTAATTGCCGTAAAGAATGGCAGTTAAAATTTGGTATTTGCAAGTTTATTTTTGTAAGAAAGGCATTCCATAGAAGAGGTTGGATAAATAAATGCAGTGATTGTGGATATGATTTATATAAAGATATTTTGGGAATTCATCATATAGATCATAATAAAAATAATAATAGATTAGAAAATTTAGTTGTTTTATGCCCGAATTGTCATTCTATTAGACATAAAAAACATATACCGCATCAGAATAATATAATTATTTCTTAGCCTTTTTCTTAACCTTTTTTTAACGGCATAAATTCCCCCTAATCGAAAATTAGAATCTATCTAGTATCCATTCTAAAATTAAAAAAATCAAACATAAACTAATTATAATAAACCCGAAGATTCCAAAATAAAGCTCTAACATCCGTTTTTTTGTATACATATAAAAATAAACTTTGTATACACAATAAAATGAATTTAACTAAAGTAATCACTTCACGGATTGACGCTGATTTATTTGATTTTCTAAATGAACAGAGTATTGTAATAGGTTCGAAAAACATTTCACATTTTATTAGAACTGTTTTAGAAAATCACGCCATTCATAATGGCTGGGAAGGGGGACAAATGGCAAAGAAAGTAGCTAAAAAAGCAAAAGCAAAAACTAAAAAAGGAAAATAGATTCTCTTTTTAAAAATATAAAAGGCGCAGCGATTAACCACACTGCGCCTAAATGAAAGGACTGTTTGTAAAGGAGTTAATCGTATGACTAACAATGACCAATTTAATATTAAATATGAAACCGAGTCAATAGCTGAATTAGCTAAAGCACTTGTGTTAGCACAAGCAAAAATAGAGGGTGCTAAAAAGACTTCAGAAAATCCATTTTTTAAATCTAAATATGCTGATCTTGCTGAAGTTTGGGAAGTAATCAGAGAACCACTCACATCTAACGGGTTATCAATCACTCAAACAACTTGCGTTATAAATGATAAAATTTATTTAAAAACTAAATTAATTCACATATCGGGTCAATGGATTGAATCCTATTATCCTATTTTTGTTAAAGATTATTCGCCTCAAACTATTGGTAGTGCACTTAGTTATGGGCGGCGTTACCAACTCTCGGCTATTGTAGGGGTTTATCAGGATGATGACGATGGTAATACAGCACAAAAAGTATATGAAGAAAATAGAGCGCAATTGAAACCAGGATTTAAAACAACTGTAGGTGTAAAACCTCAAACGGCTGGGAGAAATTTGAGTCCCAACCTCGCGCAAAAAGTACCTCAGCCAACTGAGTTTGACCCAAATTTCGATAAGTGATTTATGATCCCTAAATATCCAAATAAATATTCTAATTTAGATGTATTAACTTATCGTGAACAGATTAGTCAGGTTCAATCTTATTGGGTTGATAAAATCCCTTATTTTAAATTACCAAATAATTGGAGTATTTCAGTAATACCACCATTTTCTGATGCTATTTGTAGATTTTTAATAATTAGAGATGATGGAAGAAATTTTTCTATTTATTTAGATTGTTATGGATTATTAGGCTATTTTAGAGGTGAACCTTATTGGGAAGTTTACCAAATAGGTGAAGATGTTGAAAGATTCCCGATTAATGAAATAGAAAAAGTTATAAAATGTATTAAGGATGAACCATGATTAAAAATGAAACTAAAAATAATACAGTTGATCTAAATGACCCAATTGTTAAAGCAATATGGGAAGGATTAGAAAGATTTAACGATGAGTACAAGCGAAATAAAGAGAACTCAATTCAACAAATCGACTTTGATATCGATTTTAGAAATGGCGTTTATGGTGAAATGAAAGAAATAAAAATAAATAAGGAGAAATAAATATGAATGAAGAAAAAAGAATAATAGAGATTAATGGAATTAAATTAGAAATAGACTTAAGAAATGCTAAAAGAGTAGATCAATTCAAAGTGGGTGACGGGGTTAAGGTTTTAAAAAAAACTTATTCTAATTCATATGAATCATACTTTGGTATGATTGTTGGATTTGATGAGTTTAAAAAATTACCTACAATAATTGTCGCTTATTTAAAACCCTCTTATAATGATTCACCTCTCCAGGTTTGTTATATAAATTCAGAAAGTACCGATATTGAGATTTGTTATCATGACCCAGCTGATATTGGGCTTGAAAAAAATGACATTATTGAATCATTTCAAAAAGAAATAGGTAGAAAAGAATCAGAAATAAAAGAATTAGAACGCAAGAAAAAATATTTCATTGAAATGTTCGGCAGATATTTCGAAGAAAACCACAATTCCCCTTAACCAGATTATTTGGAAAGAATAGTTACCATTATGAATTGTCCAGAATGTAATAAGAAAATGATTACAAAAGAAAGTTGCATAACTCATCTAGTTTGTTTTTGTGAACATTGTTATGCCCATTGGTCTAAAATATGTGGTTTTTGTTTAAAAACAGCTAGACTTTGTGAACATGGATTTTGTAGATTATGTGGATGTAAGGAATATTGTTGGATAGATTAAAAAGGAGAAAATATGGAAATAAAAGATGTAGATGAATTAATGGAAGTATTAAAACGAACTAAAAATAAACCTAAAATGCCGTTTATTGCAGGTAAAAAGTATTTTATTCGAACAGTTACTTTTTATTATACAGGTGAATTAATAGAGGTCTACGGTAATTGGTTAATTTTAAAAAATGCTTCATGGATTGCTGACACAGGTCGATTTCATGATTTTTTAAAAGAAGGAAAATGTAATGAATATGAGTCATTTTTAGAACCTGTTTACATTCCTGTCGGATCAATTGTCGATGCATCAGAGTGGAAACACCCATTGTTTAGTGGTCAGAAATGAAAAATCAAGCTTTAAACAGGATTGGTTATGAATGGAGTTGGAGTTGGAGTAGGAGTAGGAGTTGGAGTTGGAGTGGGAGTAGGAGTGGGAGTAGGAGTGGGAGTAGGAGTGGGAGTGGGAGTGGGAGTTGGAGTAGGAGTTGGAGTTGGAGTAGGAGTTGGAGTTGGAGTAGGAGTAGGAGTTGGAGTGGGAGTTGGAGTAGGAGTAGGAGTAGGAGTTGGAGTGGGAGTGGGATATGACTAAATCAATAAAAGGAATTATTTATTATTTAATTACATTACTTGTGATATATGAATTTTTTAAATGGTTACAAAAATGAATGGACTAAAATATGTTTAAAATTGAATGTGAAGGAAAAGTTATTGATTTAAAGGTTGAAGAAATCAACGGTAAACAAAAAAGTTATACAAAGAAAATCGTGACGCTTGAACACAATTCTAATTACAAAGGTAAACAATACACTAAATATGTTGATATCGGTTGTTTTAATGAATTACTTGATCAACTTGAAGTGGGTAATGAGGTTATAATTAAAGGTTACACTGAGACTAGATTTTTCGATAAAAAAGATGGTACTCAAGGTAACTCTACAACAAACACAGCCTCACAAGTATTTATTAAAAATAAAGGATTCACTCAAATCACTGAAGACGATGTGCCGTATTAAGGTACACCTATTTTTTCATATCCAGGCCATAAAATAGCTACACGATCGTTTCTGTAATTAATCGGCATAATTCTAACGCCTGCGCCTTTTTGTTTAGAAATATCAGTTGTAATACACTCAGAACCACCGCCCGCCGATTCTGTTAATTGCCAAGAATCAATTGCCATCGCTACATGTGTGATCTTTGTAACGGATTCACCAAAAAATATTAACGAACCACATTTGATTGGTGAAATACCTGAGCTTTTCTTAGAAAATAAATCATATAAACCTTGGGCATTATAATCAGGGCATTTATTAGGTAAAGCACCATTCATTATTAATAACCGCTTAACCCAAGCAGAACAATCAAGCCCTATTAAATGAGATTCCCCACCCCACAAATAAGGAATTTGAATACAGGCTGCGTAAATTACACCAAGCATATGAATCATAAAACAGGAATCCGATCACGTTCATTCATTAAGATTCTAAGAATTTCATTGTGAGATTTATCCTTGCACCCAGGAAAATAACGCTTACATAACTTAGCATAATCCTCGAAACTAATCGCAAGGTAGTTGTCAAAAGATGGGTTTACACATGATATTAATTCAAACGAACGGCCAGTAAAATAAACTAAAGCACCCCTCGATGAATCGCCAACCCACCACTTTTCGTCCACTCGACTAGGTTGAGCGCAACTACTGAAGGTCAGCAATACCAGAAGTGTCTTTATTAAATTTAGCTTTATTAATCGCATCAAGTAACGCTTTTTCTGTTTCAGGACTCATCTTATCATCTTGTTTTTCGAACAATTTAATGAGGCCAAGAATGACTTCTTTTAAAATAAATATATAATTCATTGTTTAATTCTTTGAGGGATCACTTTATCCAGTAAATCACCTAGCTTTTGAGCTGCTAACCCACCTTTAACCAGTGCTTTAGCTACCACATAAAGAATGCTCATGGGTTTTTCTGTTTTTGATAAGCGACATACTGTTTCAAGTACAAATAAACCACCTGAAATTACTTCAGCCTGATGAGATTGATAAAACGCTAATAATTGATCCATATTACTTCCTTTTTTGTTTTTGTTTAGCTATCTCACCGAATCGTTTAGGTGAGTGCTGAACCATCATTTTTTTAACAGGAAGTGTTACTACTTCTTTAGTAGGCTTAACTTCCTTATATTCCATGTTTGAAATCTTTTTCATTTCTTTTTCATGTTCTTTTTTTTGCTTTTTATGACTTAAACCAAACTCTCGTTGACTCATATTATACCTTTAAAATTCCCATTGATTGAATCGATGGAATAACGGTGTCAGTATGTCTAGAACCAGTCACAGCTAACGCTAATTGTTGACCGGCTTGTGATGTTAGTTCCCACTGATAACGCAATGAACTTGGAAACTCTCCTACTTGTCTAAATATTCTATTGTTAGCAATTTGACTGATTTGTGATTGAGTTAACTCAGTTCCATTTTTCCAGAATATTACTTGAGCCACCTGTGCAGTGGCACCCAAAGATGTACTAGCTGCTCGATCAATCCCGAATTGAACGCTTAAATTTGTATCAACCGCTGGGAAGGCTGAACCACTAGTCAATGAGCTGACTAATGCACCATTAACGTAAAGTTTAGAACTAGTTGAATTCACCCCAACAATGAAAACATGGTTCCACTCATTAGGAATGAATGCGCCCGATCGATTATCCGAAATAACTGCGCCCGCATTAGCAGAATAAAAATAAACATTGTTACTTGCTGAATGTAGATAGAGACCATAACCTTCAAATGATCCTGTTAATTTTTGAAAAATCCACCGATTAGTCCCAGTGAAAGCCGGTGCTTTAAACCAGATTGATGCTTGAATCATGGTGCCACCGACGCCTGGTTCTAATGCCTCAGCGGAAGTTGAATCAATTTCAAGTGAATCTGAAGTAGATGCGAAATTATGAGCTGCGTATTTTCCACGCATAAACTCACCTTCAAATAAAACTGAACCATTTTTAGTCATTGAAGCCATTGAACCTTTAAGATTTCTAAGTGCTAATGTTTGATTCACCCCGCCCAGTTCATAATGACCGACAATACTTGAAGCGTAGGGGTATGGAATAGAATCACCCATCATGATTACACCATTCGGTGATGCTTTCTCATTCATTGTAGTAAAGCTCTCAGCCGTAGCAGTTGCCACCATAGATGACTTAGCTGTGAAATGTTTTTTAACGACCCAATCACCTACCTGAACACTCGTAACAGTTATTGTAAGTGTAGTCGTTCCACTTGAGTGAGTGCTATTCGCTGTCAGCGTTTTATCACCGATGTACTCAAACCCATCAAATTCACCCTCGCGATAGATCGGGCGAAAGACATGAAGTGAGTCAGTATTAAGCCAATCTGCGCTTAAATCACCTGGGTCTTGTACGTCAATTGTTGAACCACCAACGGCAGTCACAAGGTGTTTTTGTTGGGTATCACAGTCAATGAAAGCATTTAATGTTCCATTTAAAGATTCTCTCAAATACTTTGAAATGAGCATTTCTTGAGTGTCGGGAATAGTGCCACTGAGTCCGTTTTTCATCACTAAAGTGTCACCTGATTTTTCAAAGGTTGACCGAACAATTAAACCATTAGACGAGCCGTCACCGCCCGCATAAGTATTAGAAATAGCCGCAGCTAACGTACAACTGCCTTGAAGGTTTGAACCCGTAGTAAATTTAATTAAATCACGATTTGAGTTATCGTAAATCGTGTATTGTCTTCCAGCGATATTAATTCTTGATTCAGCTCCAAACCCAAACATAAGAGAATCAATCAAAATAGCGGTATAAGTCTGACCTGCGCTTGAAGTATCAACACCTAATTCTTGATAGCGTGATAATTCTGTGTAAGTCCAGCCAGCCCCACCCGTAGTCGTTCCCGTTGTATTCGAAAGATCAAACTCAACTAAGTTCCAACCCACAGCAAGTGAAGCGCCTAAATCATCAACTGAAACCGTCCATTTACGATAATCTGATGTACTTGCGCCATACATTTTTAAATAAATATCTGAAAGATTTGTAATCGATGGGAGATTGACGAAAAAATAAACCTTATAATTATTTGAAGCTGAAAAAATCTGGGAACCTTGATCGTATCTAATCCCTGCTTCAGTGGCGCTCGAATCCTTATCAAAAGATAGCGAATTTGAGCCTATTTTAGCGGTTCCACTCGTAGTTAGTGTCACACCTGCATTGACCGCAGTCCATCCGGTAGTTGAATCTAAATTTTTATCAGAATCATTCACAAACTTAGGATTGAATGCTAAACGAATCGTTGTACCACTTCCAGTATAAGCTTCTAATAATTTAGCTGAGAATTGAAATTGAGCTGGGTTATCTGCACCTGAAAGACTTGCTGAATTATCAAGCCTAGGAGTTTGAACACCGTATATTTCAGCATTTACTTTTTGTATTAAATCACTAAGCCCACTTGCTGAACCACTACCACCCACACCGCCAGAGGTTAATTTAAGCCATCGTCCTGAACCAGTATTCGGTTGTAACACTAAATCGCCGTCATCAGCCGCAGCCGATCCTGAATCAAATTGATATAATGCATCAGCCCCTTGATTTAATCTTACTTGCCCATCTCCACGGTCAGCTGGTGCCACTGCCTTTAATGCCGCATTACTCGCGGTAACATCTCCCCAATAGGCAAGTTTCGCGTAAGTTGTATCACCATAATCTTTGGTAACTAAATCCTCTGGATTCGTTGGTGCGCTAACCGTTGGTGCTGTACTTGTTTCAACCCCAGTAATTAGGTCACTCTGTCTTATAGGCATATTCCCTCCAAGAATTATTATCATTTGTAAAATCAAATGAGTTATTTTTTATAGAATTTTCTTCTTTAGTTAAAAATTGTAAATTCCAATCAACATTTAATCCACAAACATTTTTATTTATTAAAGGTATTATATGATCTGTTGTAATTCCACATTTTTTAGCAAAAATTTTTAAAAGTTTAATCTCATTAATATTATACCAATTTGGAGTTGAATTTATTATAAATTTACTTCTTTTAATGTGGTAGGTCTTTATATATTTTTTTCTATTATCAGGATTATTTAATATATAAAATTTAGATGATTCAATTCTAGACATTCTATTTTTTAGATAGTTTTTTCTAGATATTTTTTTGTGTCTATCTTTATTTTTTAAATAATATTCTATTTTTTGTTTATTTTCTTTTATAATTTGATCTAAAGTTCTACTGTTTCTTTCTTCTTTTCTGATTATCGATCTACAACTTTTACAATATGATGAATAACCATCTTTAGAATATGACCACTTATTAAAGAATTTAAAATCTATTAATAAGTTACATTTAACACACTTTTTCATATTAATCCCAATTTAAGGAATTCTCTTCGATTCCTTTTTGGTCGTTTAAATT